GTGAATAACGAGGAAATCAAGGCTGCATTAGCCAAGCTGTATTACTGTAAAACTGACTTTACGGTTACTCAAACGGGTAAAAAATCAAGCAAGGTAAACGGATTATACAAACCGGCGACCAAAGAAATCATTTTACATAACAGAAATTTTACTACGGACAATCAGCTCATGTATACGGCGATACACGAGCTTACCCATCACATCTTAATCACTGAAAAGGGTGTAAAAACCTCAAAAGCGCACTCCGGTATCTTCTGGGCAACATTTTACGACCTGATAGACACTGCAATTGAGCTGAAGCTATACGTGCGGGACAGAAGCGAAAAAACGGCTGCGCTTATAGCGGAAGCTGTAGCGATTCAGAAGCAAATCGTAGAAGCACAAAAACAGCTCGGCCGGATAATTTTAAAACTGCATGACAGCTGTAAAACGAATGGAGAGCGCGTTGAAGATGTCATCGAACATGACCTGCAAATGACACGCAATAAGGCAAAAGAGCTGATGCGCAACAACATGAGCGACAGCGAAGACAATGAGGAGATTGCCAAAGCCGTCAACTTAGCAAAAAACCCTATGATTAAACATGCTGCGCAAAATGCGGCCGATAGCGGAAAAACCGTTGAACAGGTAAAAGCGATCGCAAAACAAAAAGCAAAAGCAACCGACGATGACCTTGAAAATCCTGAACAACTGCAGCGTGAAAAAAGACGACTGAAAAAGGCTATTGAGCGTCTTAACGATCGGCTTGTACAGGTTGAAGAAACGCTTATCAGCATGGGAGTAGACGATGATTGAAGCTGCAAAAATCAAACTGAGTACGAAACAACAGCGCGTTTTTAACTACATGAAAGATTTCGGTTCAATTACCACATTGGAGGCATGCAACGATTTAGGTGAAACGAGGCTGTCTGCACGCATCTTTGAACTGAAAGACAGAGGTTTTGACATATCCTACGAGTGGATAGAAGTTCTGAACCGTTACAAAGAAAAATGCCGCGTAAAACGGTACTACATCGTATAGGCAGCAGTATGAAAATGCGACGGGTTAAAATTGTGTACGGCGAAAAGAAAATATCGCTGTTTGAGACGGAACGAGAGGGCGAAAAGTTTGTCGGCACAATCAGAGAATGTCTGTTATTCGGTATGGGATACGGCACTGATCAAGGGGCGGAGTTACGCTACGAGATGGCACGGCTGAACCGCCTAAAAAATAGATAGAAGTGAGGGATGTATGAAGGGGTTAAAAGAATTGAAAGTGGTTTTTTACGGAGTTGATGATTGGGATAGACCTGTTTTCCGTGATGTCTATGAACAGGACGGTAAGTACCGGTACGGAAACAAGTTTTTCGGTGATACCGATAACCTTTTTTGCGGCTTTGAAAAACTTATGGAACGCTACAAAACAGGCGTTGATAGCCTGTGCTATTTCGGCTCTTGCTTTGGGTGTGAACCTGACGGCGATAGCCCTGAAGAGCTTGGTGTCAAATTGATTTTTGATGCCGAGTTAACACGAAAAATTCAAGAAGGAGAAATCAATGTTGTATGAACAAGTTATTGAACGTGGTAAAGCACGTTTAACTGACACAAGCACAATGAGCCGAAGCGAATGGCTTAAATTGCGTGAATCTGGGATTGGCGGAAGTGATGCAGGGGCGATTATGGGCTTAAACAAATATGCCACGCCCTTGAGCGTTTATTTTGCAAAAAAAGACCTTGCGGTACATGAAGGAAGTAAGGCTGCCGAATGGGGAAACATACTTGAAGACCCGATACGGCAGAAGGCTCGTGAAGAGCTGGGGATTGAAATTGAAACGGTTCCCGGTATGTTCACAAACAAAGAACACGATTTTATGAACGCCAATTTTGACGGATTGATATTCGTGGAAGGCGAAAAAGAAATCGCCGGTAGTGTCGTTTCCGGTCTTGGCGGACACGAAATAAAAACATCACGCACCGGCGACGGTTTCACAACAGACGAAATTCCCGACAGCTACTATGCGCAGGTTCAACATTACATGGCAGTTACAGGGCTTACCTTCTTTGTGCTTACCGTTTTTATTTTCGACCAATACACCGGAAGGCATTATGTCATTCCGCGAAATGACGAGTTTATTGACCGGCTTATCGAGACAGAAAGTACGTTCTGGAACGATTTTGTACTCGCAAATGTTATGCCTGCTCCTACCGGCAATGAAAACGAGCTTGACCTCGTGAAAGCGTTGCCGATGGCCGAAGAAATTACGCTCAACGAGGATACCGAACAGCTGCTCGAAGAGAAGGTTGCTATCGATAGTCAAATCGAAGACCTAAAGAAAAAGAGCGACATACTCAAAGAGCAGGTGTTGATTAAAATGACACAAGCATCCGGCGGAGAAAATGCGTCTAAGACAATCGCAACCTGCGGCCGTTGGAAAATATCGCTTAACACACAGGTTTCAAAACGGGTTGACACAAATGCCTTGAAAAAAGCCGGTGTGTACGATGAATACGCAAAAGAAAGCGTTTCGCGCGTGCTGCGTATTACAAAGGCGAAGGAGCTGTAAATGTTCGAGGCGGAACGGGAGCGGTGCTACGAGGGTATACGGCAGTGCGATGAGTTTTTGCAAGTACATGTGCTGTTTTGGGGATGCAAAAAGATAACGGCTGACAAAGTATTTCCTGAAAATGCGCTTGCCTATTTCAGTGGAAGGCACGGATCAGGAGCTGTCATATTCCACCTAAAAGCAAAAATGCACTTTATCCGGCGACTTATCGACATGCAGGAGGCGGAAAATGCGCTTTATGTGGATTGATACTGAAACGACCGGTATAGACCCAAGCGATTCAGCCGCCTTTCAAGTTGCCTGTGTGCTTGTTGATAACGGACAGCTGATCTGTGAGCGGTGTTTTTTCTTAAATCCGTTAAGCGAAACGATTAAGTACCACGAAGGTGCCGGAGCTGTTCACGGCTATTCAGAAGATCAAATAAAAGCGTTTCCACCTGAAAAAGAAGAGGTTCCGAAAATTGCCGCGTTTTTTGCGGAGGCAAGAGAACTTTTTGAAAAGGACGGCAGTAAGACTGAAAAGATGATTATTGCCGGTTACAACGTAGGATTTGATATAGGGCACCTTAAAGCCTCTTTTGAGCGAAACGGCTATCGGCTTGAGGATTATTTTATCAACGTTATCGCTGATGTATTCCTGCAAGTAAAAAAGGCAGGGGTGCAGAAAGCGTTACCGTATCTTCCCGACAGAAAACTCGGCACTGTGGCAAAACACTTAGGTGTGAACCTTGAAAATGCACATGATGCTTTGGCGGACATTGAAGCGACACGTGAGGTTGCTAAAAGGTTATACCAAATGGGCATAGCCTTAATCTAAATGCAGAGGAGAAATTAAAATGAAGGTAAACGGAAATAATGCAAGTACAAAACTTGCAAATGCCCAAAATGGTACATCGCCGACTTTAAAACAGTGGGTTGCAAAAATGAGCGGACAGATTAAAAATGCGCTGCCTGCGAATATTACGCCGGAGCGCATGATGCGGATTGCGCTTACAGCTCTCTCAAAAGATGCAAAACTTTCAGGGTGTACGCCTGAAAGTTTTATGGGTGCACTTTTAACATCTGCGCAGTTAGGACTGGAGTGCAACACGCCGCTTGGTCAGGCATACCTGATCCCGTTTTATAACAGCAAAAAAGGCTGTTTTGAAACACAATTTCAGCTCGGTTATCAGGGGTTGATTGATCTTTGTTACCGCACCGGACAGTACAAGAAAATTGTTGCGCGTGTTGTCTATGAAGGCGACGACTTTGATTATTCTTATGGGCTTGATGAGAAACTTATTCATCGGCCAAAAGAAAAAAGTGAAACCCCTATTTACGTATATGCCTTGTACGAATTGAAGAACGGTGCAAGCGCATTTGAGGTGATGAGCTGGAAAGCGATTGAAGCGCACGCAAAAAAATATTCACAGTCGGTACAAAAGGGCTATACGTCGCCGTGGACGACAGACCCTGAAAGCATGGCAAAGAAAACCGTGCTTAAAAAAGTGCTCAAGTATGCGCCGAAAGTTGTAGAGCAGGCAGAGATTATCGCAGAAGCTGTAAATGGCGACAGCGCAATCATCAATACGAACATCATCAAAGACGGTAATGACTTCACTTATACACAAAATTTTGATTACTCACCCGAAAGTGCTGCATTGCACGAAGTTCCCGCGGAGACTGAAAAAACGGAAAGTGTACAGCGGGTTAACGATCAGTTGGTGCGAAATAGCGGACAAACTGGAAATGAAGGTGTAAACCAGTCCCTTGATTCGCAATTCGGCGAAGATGAAGACATTCCCGATGGGCTGTTTTAAGAGGCTTTGATTGTGAAGATAACCGGTTTTTTTCACGGCATTTTGTACAAGGGGAAGATTGTTTTGCGCCCGACTGACGAAAAGGACAAAATTCTGATTGATAAACTGTTTTTATCAAAAAAACAGCGTGAAGAAAGAAGCTGTGCGGAAATCCTTTTGAAATGCGACATTGATGCTCAATTTCAAAAACGGAGTTTCAAACAACTTAATGCCGTGTGGAAACTAGTAGAAGTTATCTTTGAATCAATGGAAAACCGTAAGCCGACGGAAAGCGAAAAATATGACTTGTATCTTGATTTGCTTGAACTGTATGCAGACAAAGTGCCCAGTAAGCTCCGCAAGGATACTGTGAGAAGTGTACATATTTCAGAATCAAATACGGTTGCGGCTGCGCGTTTTATCGACGGCTTACTGTACCACTTGGCTACCGACTGCCAACTTTCCTACGACTTGCAAGCGGATGTGCGAAGCATTCTGTATGAATGGGAAATATGGCGGGGAAAGCAAAAGACGGATTATATGGACAATCTAACGGTAGACGAATGGCGCAAGACGGCAAAGTACAGCGAGGCAAGTGGCGTAGGCGGAGACATTGACTGCCATCACATCGTGAGCAGAGGCGCTGCTCCACAGTTCGCAAATTGCGCATGGAACGTCTTAGCCCTTACACGTGAAGAACATGATTTTTTTCACCGGTGCGGTTGGCCTGCCTTTTTGGAAAAATATCCGCACTTGCGCGGTAAAGTTAAGCGGGCATTTGAAAAAGCGGGACACTTGCCTATTCCGCAATAATGGAGTCGCTGTAAGCAGCTTGTTTGCGGCGAAAAATTTAACAGACTTAATAATGAGAGGATACACGAAATGGAAAACAACCCTTTGGCGTTAATTGTAAAAGAAAAGACTCTTGGCAGTCTTGTTACCAATGCAAACGATATTAAAAAATATGTATCGGAGAAACTTAAAGAGTATTCCGTTGATAATTACACCGGCGGGGCAAAACAAGCCGCAACTGATAAGGCTGAAATAAACAACGCCATTAAAACGTTGAACGATCGCCGCATCGCGCTTGAAAAAGAATGGAATATGCCTTTTCAAGAGTTTAAAGGCATTATCACAGAAACAATCGATATGATGAAAAGCGCGAGCAGCAAACTTGATGTAATCGTCAAGAATGAGGAAAACAAAGAAAAAGAAGAAAAACGCTACAAGATACTGGAGCTGTGGGAAGCAAAGAAATTCAATCTTATAACGCTGGATCGCATTTTTAATACACGATGGCTGAATAAAACATATAAGCTCGCAACGATTGACGTTGAACTTGACGACATTATCAGTCGTATCAATGGAGATATTGCTTCACTCGATGCGTTCGGCGAGGACACCGCAGTTCTAAAAGACCTCTATCTGTCTACATTAAATTTGCAAGCAACGCTTAATAAGGGGGCGGAGCTTAAAGCAAACCGTGAACGGCTACTTGCTATGGAAAACAAAAAAAAAAGCCAAGAACCGGAAGAAGAAGACGCTCAGACCGTCATAGCAGTTGATTTTGATACACACGAAGTAAAGAGCGTCTCCGTACCGCCTGAGAAACCGGCAGAAGAACCTACTGAAAAGACATACCGATTCAACATCTACGGAAGTAAAACCATAATAAACAACATAAGGGATATTGCTGCAGAAATGGGACTCGCTATTGTGCCGTCGATGACGCTTGAAGGCACGGTTGAACAAATCACACATTTTAAAGAACTTCTTGCTCACCGCAATATCGGCTATGACAAAACGGGAATAATCAATCTTGCGGTAAAACAGATTGATTAACAGGGGGGAATTGCAATGAGTGAAAAACGGATGTTTTCAAAGTCAATTACGGAAAGCGATATGTTTTTAGACTTACCGTCTTCCGCGCAGGCCTTGTACTTTCATCTATCAATGAATGCTGATAACGAAGGTTTTGTCAATAACTCTAAACGAATCAGAAAGGTATGCGGCGCAAATGAAGATGATTTGCAGCATCTTATTCGGAACGGTTTTTTAATCCGCTTTGATTCAGGAATTTGTGTGATAACCCATTGGAAAATAAATAACACATTGAGAAAGGATAGATTTACAGCAACGAATTATCTGGAAGAAAAATCAATGCTTGTTGAGAACACAGTTGGAGTTTATTCGCTGAAAAAAGAGGTTGAAAAACCGGTTAAACAGTCGGAAGAAACACCGGTTGAAGAACCTGTGGAAGAAGCATCTTATGTACTTGAAGCAGAACCTGAAAGCCAGAAAGATGACGTTGACGATTCGGAAATCAATGCGGAACCTGAAAAAAAATCGGAGGAAACTGCGTATGACTTTGAAACGGTCGTCAATAAAAGTTATGCAGAAATGATTTTCGACATCTATTTTTCACACGGGTTACCGTGCGGGAAGAATATCATCGAATTTACTATGCGTGATTTTAAGCTTGCGAGCGTTGCGATTAAACGATTGCAGTTAAATAGCGAGGATGTCATTCAAGCGGTGAAAAACTATTTAAAAGTCATAGAACTAAAACGAAAAGGGCTTACGTGGTGGAATAGTGAACAGAGTTTTTACAGCTTTTGTGAAAAAAATACCATTTTGCAATTTATTCCTGCGAACTTCAACTTTGAAAAGTATACAAAGAATGAGAATGGAATGAATTCTATGCCAGCTGACAGGATAGAGCTTTAAAAGGCCGGTATGCAAACTATTGATAAAAGAGGTTTTCTACCACCAATCAATCGACAGCCTATTGAGTTTATGTGCCAACGACACGGCAAAGTTACTTGTGAAGTGTTTGTATTATACGGTAAGGCATATCCCTTTTGTCCGATTTGTAAAAAGCAACAGGAAGAAGTCGAGCAGCGGCAGAAAGAGATCGAACAAGCAAGAGCCTCTTTTCAAGCGAAGATGAAAGCGAAAAATATTGAGCCTGAATTTTGGTTAAAAACTCTTGAAGACTACAAGGTGCAATGTCGGGAACAAAGCAGAGCACTTGCGGCTGTCAAAAAAATGATAGCTGAAAAGGCAGGAAAAATAATCATATTAGGATCGAACGGTGTAGGAAAAACAATGTTGGGAAGTATTGCTGTTAAAGAAATCGGCGGCAAGATTTTAACTATGTATGAAATGTCAAAAATGATACGCCATAGTTATAGAAAAAATGCAGAAAGAGATGAGTTTGAAATTGTTAACGAGCTTGCTTCTATCCCGTTACTTGTCATCGACGAAATGGGAAGGACAAAAGGAAGCGAGTCTGAATTGAACTGGCTTAGTTATATACTCGATAAACGACATACAAGAGGATTGCCGTTTATGCTGCTTGCAAACACACATTTAAAGCGTGATTGTAAAGTAAAGGGATGTAAAAAATGTTTTGAGAACTATTTAGATAATGATATTTTGAGCCGGTTACGACAAAACACGGAAATTATAACAATTATTGCACCCGATTATCGGGCAGAGAAATAAGGGGTAAGCGAATGGGATTTTCAAGCACGGTTTGTTACAGAAATGAAGTAGGAAAAATACTTGCAAAACTTCGTGTCGATTACGGTGAATCACAAGCGAAACAGGCCGCACGGCTTGGATTTAATCAAGCATATTTAAGCATGGTGTCAACTGATAAGCGGAGTTTTTCATACGAACTTTATAAGTCGATCATGGAACACTACGCGGAAAAGGCTTCGGTTTTTAAGGAAGAGCTTATTAACGAACTTATAAAGACAGATGTTAAAGAACGGTTTACCGAACTTTTCCCGAATGCAACACTGGAGCAAATGCTGTACGTGCTTTATGGGGAAAAGTAGGTAAAAGAACATATTACGGGGTAATGGGAAGACAATGAAAAGCGAAGCATTCAACAGCGATTGTATGGAATACATGAAACAATACCGCGATAAACAATTCGATCTTGCCATTGTCGATCCCCCGTATGGAATAGAAGAAATGACTGGAACGAATCCCGCAGCCGGACGGGGAAAATTGAAACATCGAGCGTTGAATCGCTTTGTAAGGAGTATACACTATGGAAACACGGAAAATCGTACGGACACGGGAAGCCGGAGTATTTTTTGGAAACATCAAAGAAGAAAACGGAAATACGGTCATTATGACCAATGCGCGGCGCATTTGGTATTGGGAAGGGGCGTCGTCATTGTCGGAATTGGCGCAGCTAGGAACGGCATTACCGGAAAAATGTATGTTCCCTATAGCGGTCGATGAGGTAAAACTTTTTGAAGTTACTGAAATCCTTTCCGTAACGGAAAAAGCCGCAGCAAGTATTGACGGAGTTGTCGTATGGACACAGCACAAATAACGCGTTTTTTAAGAGGCACAGGAACTATGAGCGCCGCTTTCCATAACGGTGCTTACAACCTCATCGGTGAATGTAACGACGGTAGCGGATACGGCAGTGGAATAGAAAAGGGAAGCGGCGTCAGAGGTGGGTACGGACACGGATCGTCTGAGGGGCGCGGCTCCAGAGATGGAAAATCATGCGATATAGACGAAATCTATATTGGGCGAAGCGACGGCAAAAAGCCCAATCGTAGGCGTTTTTAGCGCAGCTGCGACGTGCAGCGGACCGGTATCTGGCGTCACAAGCACATCAAGCCTTGCTATAAGCGCCGCGGCCTCTCGCAGGCTAAGCTT